CCAGCGGTAGTAGTTTTAAGTGAAACTGGTTATAAAAAATATGAAGGTTCTATAAAAATTAAAAAATTGTTATGATTGAACTATTTGGAAAACAACAAGTAGAAATAAGAACAAGAATACTAGCAAAAAACATTTCAGACGAACATAGAGGAGATAAAACACCAGTTGTTATGGTCTGTGTTCTAAATGGTGGTTTTATGTTTTATACTGAATTAGTAAAAGCATTAACAGTAGATATTGAATGTGATTTTGTTAGAGTAAAAAGTTATGTTTCTAAAAATAATCAAGGTGATATTAAGATTACTAAAGATTTAGAAATACCAATTAAAGGAAAACATGTTTATTTAGTAGATGATATCTATGATTCAGGCAACACAATGAAAGCTTTAATTGAGTTCATTAAAATTAAAAACCCAAAATCAATTAATGTTGTAACTTTAGCTAAAAGAAAAAAGACTGAACCATTAGAAAACATGGTTTGGGGATTTGAAGTAGATGAAGAGTGGTTATGTGGAATGGGAATGGATAACGAAAATGGTCATCTTAGAAACCATCCAGTCTTATATGCCTTATAGTTTGGCATTATTAAAATAAATTATTATAATACAGTTATATGAAAGATAAAGTTATAAACAATAGACGTAAAACAGCTGACATCGAGAAATTAGAAACAGCACAAGCCGGTTTTGCAAATGGTATTTCATTGCAATTAAAAGACCTAATTGATAAAGGACAACATCGTTCTTTAAATGACAAAGAAAAGAAAAAAATTATTACTAATGCTGAAAAAGCATATGGTAAGTTTTTAGATGCATTAGGAGTAGATTGGAAAAATGATCCAAACAGTATGGAAACACCTCGTCGTGTATCTAAAGCTTATGTAAATGATTTATGGAGAGGCAGATATGAAATACCAACTGAAATTACAGCATTCCCAAGTGATGGATATAATGGTATTGTTTTAGAAAGAGACATTCCAGTAACAAGTATGTGTTCTCATCATCACCAAGCTATCTTAGGTAATGTTCATATTGCTTATATTCCCGGACCAGATGGTAAAGTAATTGGTTTAAGTAAATTAAATCGTATTGTAGAACATTTTGGTAGAAGAGGTGCAATTCAAGAACAATTAACAGTAGCAATTCATAATGCTATTAATGAAATTTGTGAAGGTAATATTGGAGTAATGGTTGTAGTTCATGCAGGTCACCAATGTGTATCTTGTAGAGGAGTTAAACATCAAGGTGCTAGTATGGTTACAAGTGAAGTATCAGGTGTGTTTGCTGACCATACAAAAACAGCAAAACAAGAAGTATTAGAAATGTTAAAATTAAAATTATGTTGCTAACAGGACATCAAATATTCCAGTATCTGGAAACTAATGGTACAGATTACCATAAAGTAAATCAAGTAGGTATTGATTTATCAGTTAAAAAAATCGAGAAAATTATTGGTGGAGTATTAGTATTCCAAGAAAAAACAGTAGTTGATCCTTCATTATTTATTGAAATGCCTTTAACAAGTATTGAAGGTAGAAAAATGTGGAGATTAGAAAGAGGAGCTTATGCTTTAACATTTAACGAAGGTGTTACAATTCCTCCTCACGCTACAGGATTTATTACATCACGTTCTTCTATTTATAGAGGTGGTGCTCATATTAATTCACCTATTTGGGACCCAGGATTTACAACTAAAGAAATGGGAACTACATTAATGTTAGAATCTGAAACTATATTTATTGAGGAAAATGCTCGTGTATGTCAGTTCTATATGATGACAAATCCTATTCCTCAAGATCTATATGATGGTCAATTCCAAGGTAAAACAAATTACTAAATCTATCATATCTTTTATCTTTTAAGGCTTGGTTCTCCAAGCCTTTTTTCTTATATTAGCAATATGTATCAAAGCTGTTATTACGATTTTAATGAAAAAAAGTATTATTTAAGAGATGACAAACATGGTTGGTCTGATTTTAAATACTATCCTACTTATTATGTTAAGGATGAAAATGGAGACCAATACACATTAGAAGGTGATTGTGTATCAGCTACTAAAAAAATGGATGATTGGAAAGATCCTAAGTATTATGAGAAAGATGTTGATAAAATAACTCGTTTATTAGTTGACACTTATTATGAAACTGATGAAACACCATCATTCCAAAATGTAGTTTACCTTGATATTGAGTGTGAGATATTAGGAGCATTAACTGCTGAAAGTATAAAACAAGCATTAGCTAAAATTACTTCAATCTCAGTATATGATGCTACTACTAAAAAATATTATTGTTTAATTTTAGATGAACAAAATAATCTAAACACTATTAATAACCCAAACAAAGAAGTAGTTCCATTTACAACTGAATTAGAGTTATTACAAGCATTTTTAGCATTATGGGAACAACTTGATCCAACTATTGTTACAGGTTGGAATAGTGGTTTCTTTGATATACCTTATTTATATCATAGAATATCTAAAGTAGCGGGTGAAAGTGAAGGTAAACGTTTATCTCCAATAGGTAAAATTAAAACTGTAGAATACGATACAGAACAACCAATAGTAATAGGAGGAGTAAATCACTTAGACTATATGTTGTTGTTTAAAAAGTTTATCATGAAACAAGAACCATCATATCGATTAAATGATATTGGTTTAAGATATGCTGACTTAGGTAAAGTTGAATATCAAGGTTCATTAGATAATCTATTTAAAGAAGATCCAGAAAAATTTATTGAGTATAATATTCGAGATGTTGAAATCATTGTTGAGTTAGAAAACAGAATGAAGTTTATAGACTTAACAGTTACAATTGCTCATTTATGTCATACTGAATATGAACAAATCTATTATTCAACTATGTTGAATGAGGGTGCTATTTTAACTTACCTAAAACGAAAAGGAGTAGTTTCACCTAATAAACCTACAACTTATAATCCATACTTAAAAGAGATTAATCCTAGAAAAGCAGAAGCACTTTATCGTAGTGGTCAAATGACTAAAGATGAGTATGATGAAATTTTAGTATTAGCTGGTTATGCAGGTGGTTATTTAAAAGATCCAGTACCTGGATTATATGATTGGGTAATTGACTTGGACTTTACTTCGCTATATCCTTCTATAATTCGTTCTTTAAACATGGGAATAGAAACGTTAGTAGGTCGTGTTGTAAATAATGGTAAGTTTGATAACCAGTGGTCTTTGCAGGAACTAAAAGAAATGGATCCTAATAGACAGATCAAAATTGAGAAAGTAAAAAAAGATAGAACAGTATCTACTTCTGTTACAACAGTAGGAAATTTAGTTCATCTAATTGAACATAATGACTTAATTATATCTGCACCTGGAGTTATATTCAGAAAAGATGTATCAAGTGTTGTTTGTGAAATTTTAACTGACTGGTTTAAAAAGAGACAGGAGTATAAAAAACTAATGAAGGATGCTTATAAAGTCAAGAATGATCCAGTATTAGGAGCATTTTATAATAGTAGACAACATGCTTATAAAATTAAATTGAATGACGTTTATGGAGTGTTTGCTCAAAATGGATGGAGATACACTGACGGAAATAAATTCATTAGTAAAGCAATTACTTTAACAGGTCAAAGATTGACTCAAGAATCAATTAAGTTTGTTAATAAATGGATGAATGAACAATTAGGATCAGATGATAAAGATTATATTGTAACTTCAGATACTGACTCACTATTTATTCAAGTTAAAGACTTAGCATTAAAAAGAAATCCAGACTTAATAAACGCTTCTAAAGAGGAATGGGTTAAATATATTTTAGAAATTGCAACTGAGATTCAAAAAGAAGCCAATAACAACCTACATACATTAGTAAAAGATTTATTCAATGTTAAATATCCTGATGAACCTCATTACTTTGAGTTAAAACAAGAGGTGGTACTTGAAAGAGGTTATTTTGCTGGTAAAAGAAGATATGCAATGCATATTGTAAATAAAGAAGGTGTACCAACAGATGAACTAGTGATGATGGGATTAGATCTAATGAAATCTAATTTTCCACCTTTATTTAGAAACTTTGGAGAACATATTCTAAAAGAAATCATATATGGTAAACCTAAAGAATCTATTGATGAACAAGTATTAATATTTAGAGAATCATTAAGAACTATTGATTGGCATCAGATATTAAAACCTACAGGATTAAAACAAATGTCTAGTTATATAGCCGCCAGACCAGGACCAGGTGAAATATTTTCTAGACTAGCTCTAAAATGTCCTATTAACACTAAATCAGCTGTTTATTATAATGATATTTTAAGATTTAAAAAACTAGATAAACAATACCCTACATTCCAAATAGGTGATAAAATGTATATCGCTTACCTAAAAGAAAACCCATATAAAATAGATGTTATGGGATTTAATGGTTACAATGATCCTCCTGAAATTATGGAGTTTATTGAAAAATATATTGACCGAGATCGAATCTTTGAATCAGTTATGAAAAATAAATTAGAAGGAGTTTATGAAGATCTTGGTTGGGGAGCTCCAATATTTAACCGTAATGTCCACAAATTTTTTAAATTTTAAGTTTGGCTTATAGTCATAACTTTATTATATTATAGTCATATGATAAATAAAACAGATCTAAAATCAGTTATATCAAAATACCATATTGGTGGTCTAGTCGAGCAAGTTAAGTGGGAAATTAAAGATAATAATTTATTAGTTAAGTTTATGTCACCTAGTAAAGAAATGTTAGGTGAAGTAAAATGCTCTAAATTTCCACTAGATGATTGCAGTTTTGGTATTAGTAACACAACACAATTAGTAAAATTAATTGATATTACTAAAGATGTTATTCAATTAAATACTGTTAAAGTAGGTAAAGTTTGTTCTAAACTATTACTAGCTGATAATCAATTCCAACTTAATTATGCCTTAGCTGATATTTTAACTATACCTAAAACAGGTGAAACTAATTTTGAAGAATCATATAATATTGTTACAACATTAGATTCTGAAGCAATTGGTTCAATTATTAAAGCACAAGGTGCCTTAACAAATAGTGAAACAGTAGTTATTCAACCATCATTATCTGCTGATGGAGAACATGAATTAGAATTAACATTTGGTGGTGATGTTGAATACGCAAATAAAGTATCATTTTACTTACCTAATTTAACTGAACAAAATGTTCCATCACAATATAAATTACATTACAATTCAGAATTAATTAAAGAGATATTATATTGTAATAAAGATATGGTATCAGGAACATTAAGTATTAATTTAGAAGGATTAATTAAATTAGAATTCCAAAATGGAATTATAAATAGTACATATTATTTGGTACAAAAGGAAATTTAAATATATTTATATAAAACAAGGTTATGAAAGAAAAAGAGTTATCAAACAGTATTACAATCCGTGATCCATTTTTAGAACCATACTATATCCAAAAGGATACATATGGTTACACAGTATTAGAGGACGCCACGCCCGATCAACGTTACACTGAAAGTGTTAAAAAAATCCAAAAAACAATAGGTTATTATGGTTCGTTTGGACATTGTCTAAGACGTATTGCTAGTTTAAAAACAAGTAATAAAGCAGAATATAACTCAATTTCTGAGTATATTAAAGAATGGAAAGAAGTAGAAAACAAAATAAACCAATTAATTAAAATAGACTTATGAGATTAAAAGCAGAATTTAACGCTGTAATTGTAAAGCCTAAAGATGAATCAGAACAAACATATGGTTCACTTTATGTTCCTGATTTAGGGAAAGAGAAAAATTTATCAGGAGAAATTGTATCAATCGGTCCTGGTCATTATTCAGTAACTGGGGTTTGGGTACCAACAGTATTAAAAGTAGGACAACAAGTAATTTTGCCACAAATGGGTCCTGTAAAAGTAGAACATGAAGGAATAGAATATTATGTATGTCCTGAAAATCAAGTATTAGCAACATTAAACGAAGAAGAATAAAATGAGTAAACAAGTTATTGTAATAGGTAGTGAAGCTAGAGAACGCTTAGTAAATGGTATTAATACTTTAGCTGATGCAGTTACAAGTACATTAGGTCCAAATGGACGAAATGTAGTTTACACTGATGGTCATTCAGTATTTTCTACTAAAGACGGTGTGACGGTAGCTAAAAATATTAACTACTTAGAGGATCCAATCGAGGAATTGGGTATCAAAATGATTAAACAAGCTGCAATTAAGACAGCAGACAATGCAGGTGATGGAACAACTACATCTACTTTATTAGCGCAATCAATGGTTAATGCTGGATTGAATCATTTAAACAATGGTTCAAATGCAGTTGAAATTAAAAGAGGAATTGATAAAGCAGTTAAACAATTAGTTGAATCACTTCGTAAAGAATTAAAAGAAGATATTTCATCTGAAGAACAATTAGAACAAGTAGCTACTATTTCAGCTAATAATGATCCAGAAATTGGAAAGTTAATTGCTGAAGCGATGAAAAAAGTAGGTCGTGAAGGTGTTGTTCATGTTGAAGAATCTAAAACAGGAGAAACATATCTTGAAACAGTAGAAGGTATGCAGTTTGAAAGAGGTTATAAGTCACCTTATATGGTTACAGATAATAATTCAATGACTGCTATTTTAAATGATGTTTATGTTTTAATCATAGACAAAAAAGTATCTCAAGTAAAAGAATTGTTACCTGTTCTAGAAAGTATTTCTCAACAAAACAAATCAATCTTAGTTATTGCTGAAGATATTGAAGGTGAAGCATTAGCAGCACTTATTGTAAACAAAGCAAGAGGTATCTTAAAATCAGCAGCTGTTAAAGCACCTGACTTTGGAGATAGAAGAAAATTGATTTTAGAGGATATCGCTATCTTAACTGGTGGTCAAGTTATTTCATCTGAAAAAGGAATGAAATTAGAAAAATTTGATTCTAGTTGGTTAGGTCAAGCACGTTCAGTTACAATTTCTAAAGACACAACTACAATTGTAGATGGTAAAGGTGATGAAGCTAAAATTGAAGCTCGTATTAATGAGTTAATGGAACAAATTGAAAAAGCAAAAACACCATTTGAAAAAGAAAAATTACAAGAACGTTTAGCTAAATTTGTAGGTGGTATTTCAATTGTACATGTAGGTGGTAACACTGAAACAGAAGTTAAAGAACGTAAAGACAGATTTGATGATGCGTTACATGCAACTAAAGCCGCAATTGAAGAAGGTATTGTACCAGGTGGTGGAGTAGCTTTATTACATATGAGAGACTTAATTGAAGTAAATGATATTGGTTCTCAAATTGTTTATGAAGCATGTTCAGCTCCACTTAAGAAAATCTTAACTAATGCTGGTGTTGAACAAGAAAAAGTATACCAAATCATGAATGACATTAAAAATGAAACATCATGGATGGGATATGATTTAAAATCAGAACAAGTTGTTAATATGAAAGAAGCAGGTATCATTGATCCAGCTAAAGTAACAAGAACAGCTTTAGAAAACGCAGCATCAGTAGCCGGAACTATTTTATTAACAGAATGTACTATTGTTGATAAGCCAGAAGAAAAAAATTCAACTCCTGACTATGGTAGTATGATGAATGGAATGATGTAATGGAAACAAGTAAAAAAGAATTTTACGAACTAATAGCTAATAGAGTTCCACCTGGTGATAGGTGGGCTCTAGTTGGCGAAAGTGAAATCCACAATTCACTAACTGAAGTATTAGAGGCTTGGTTTGAAAAAACAGGTGAAAAAGCTGAATTCAAATTAAATCCTATAGGTGGAAAAGCATATGTTATTAGAACTGAAGAGGTTGAGATTAAACCAGTCACACCTAAAAAGTTCAATATGTATGGAGACTATTAGTAGAGTCAGTTTGGCTTTATAAATAATAAATGTTATATTTAAGTGATGAGAGAGCACAAGTTATATGTAGAAAAATATCGTTCTAAAGTATTAGACGAGTATGTAGGTAATGATACCTTAAAACAAGTAATAGGAAAGTATATTGAACAAAATGATATACAAAATTTATTACTATATGGTCCTCCAGGAACTGGAAAAACAACATTAGCAAAACTTCTTATTAACAATATCAACTGTGACCACCTCTACATAAATGCAAGTGATGAAAGAGGAATTGAGACCATACGAGAAAAAGTACAAGGTTTTGCCTCAACTGCCTCATTTAAACCTTTAAAGGTAATCATATTAGATGAGGCAGATTTCATTACAATTCAAGGACAAGCCGCTTTACGAAATGTAATTGAAACTTATTCTATGAGTACTCGTTTTATTTTAACTTGTAACTTTATAGAACGAATTATTGATCCACTTCAATCTAGATGTCAAGTATTAAAAATTGTACCTCCATCTAAAGGTGAAGTAGCAAAACATGTTGTTACTGTCTTAGAAAAAGAGAACACTGAATATGATTTAGATTCAATTAAAACTGTAGTAAACCAGTTTTATCCCGATCTAAGAAAGATTTTGAATACATGTCAATTATCAACTCATAATGGTAAATTAACACTAGATAAATCAGTATTAATTACCTCTAATTATATTGATAAAGTAATAACTGAACTTATTAAACCTACTCTTACATCTTGGAAAACAATTAAACAAATTATTGCTGACTCAAATATAAGTGAGTATGATGAATTGTTTAGAGCATTATATGATAGAGTAGAAGAGTATAGTAAAGGAAATGATGGTGAAATTATTATCTTAGTTTCTGAATCACAATACCAGTCTAATTTTAGAATTGATAAAGAGATAAACATTATGGCTTGTATATCTCAAATATTAAAGGTTATATTAAAGAAAAAGGTTATATAAAGTGAAATTTGTTAAATATCTATTATCTTGGATATCTCAAAATTTATCAATTCCGTTTTGGATGATAGGTCATGTTCATTTAACAATGAATGTTTATGAAGATATATATGAAATATTAACTTCATTTGGAATGAATATTATAGTAGCAATAGGATTTTATATAGATTGGTTAAAACACAAAAAAGAAAACAATGAATAAACAACAATTACCTCAAGCACAAATTGACTTGACAACTACAACTCCAGTTACTTCACCTGAAGGTAACTCAGTATTCCAAGAAGGAGTAATTTTAAGAAAAGTATCTCGTTTCATCACTGGTGGAGCAGAAGACGGTATTATTCCAATCCCATGTTTTTTTGATATTAAGACAGGAAAAATTATGACTGACTTTTTACCTAAAGAATTAAGAGAAGAATACACTGAATTAAATAAAACACAAGACTAATGACACCTTGGGATTTTATAAAAAATCTTACTGTAAATAAAACAGGTTGGGATTCATATACTGAGAATGAAAAAAATGATTTTAACTCATATATGGCTCATAAAGTATTAAGTATGGATGAAAATTATATTGAATTAGCTAATATAGTTCAAAAAATTAACCCTACTGAAAAGAAACAAATATATAATGTTTATTTAAATATTTTACCTAACAAACCATTATATAGTAAATATATAAAATCCACCATTAAGTCTTATTCACCTGACCTATTAACTCATATAGCTTTTTATTTTGAGTGTTCAAAAAAGGAAGCTAGTGAATATATTAAAATATTATCTAAACAAGAAATAGAAAATATATTCAATGAGTTAGGTTTAGATGAAAAATTAAAGAAAACATTACTTAAAGAAACAAAATAATGTCAGAACCTACTACACCTTATAATGCTGATTATTCTAAAGAAGCAGCTCAAGATAGTATTAAATTAAAAGACTATCCTTTAATTCATACTAAATTAAAAGACTATCCTAAATTACCTGAAGTAATTGAAATATTACAAAAAGAATATCCTACTATTGCTAAAGGTTATGAACAAATAATTTTAGAACAATATGAGTTATTCGCTAAAAAACATTTAGATTATGGTATGCAAAATATTTCAGCTGGTACTCAATTATCAAATGATGAAGAAAAAGAATTTGCATTAACTGGTTTATGGTATAGGCTAAGTGATAAAGTTAATCGTTGGAAAAATATGATTATCAATAAACGCAAAGCAAATAATGAACCTTTAATTGACACATACCAGGATATTACTAACTATGGAATTATAGCCCAATTAGTGGAACGTGGTCTTTGGAAGAAATAATGGCTAAGAAATTACCTAAAATAATTAAAGAAATTAGGAAGTATAAACCTAGAGATACTGACTATAGATTTGAAAAAACTATATCATATAGTCAATTATCTATGTTTAGGTCTTGTAATTATAAATGGCAATTACAATATAAAGAAGGTAATTACTTATATCAACCTTCAATTCATTTTATATTTGGAACTGCAATGCATGAGACTGTACAACAATATCTTACAGTAATGTATGAGGAAAGTGATACAGCAGCAGATAATTTAGATTTAACAGATATATTTGAAACTAAATTAAGAGATTTATACGCGGCCGAATATAAGAAAAATACTAAAACACACTTTAGTAGTCCTGAGGAATTAAGAGAGTTTTATGAAGATGGATTAAACATATTATCTTATCTAAAGAAAAACAAGAAAAAATATTTCAGTAAACGTGGTTGGTTCTTAGTAGGTTGTGAAGTACCCATTGTATTAAATCCTAATAAACTGTATAAAACCGTGTTATATAAAGGGTATTTAGACCTTGTATTATATCACGAGCCAACAAATACATTCACTATAATCGACTTTAAAACGTCTACTAGAGGTTGGAATGATACAGCTAAAAAGGATGAAGATAAACAATTCCAACTAATACTTTATAAACAATTTTTCGCTGAACAATTTAATGTTCCTGTAGATACAATTGATATTAACTTTGTTATATTAAAACGTAAAATATATGAGAATTCTGAATACGCTCAACGTTATATTCAAGAATTTAAACCAGCAAGTGGTAAAGTTAAAGTAAATAAAGCACTAGAGGCTATGAATGATTTCATAACTAGTTGTTTTAATACAGATGGTTCTTATAAAGAAATATCTCATATTCCTAATCCAAGCGCGTTTAATTGTAAGTATTGCCCATACTCATCAAACAATTTATGTGCTTTTGCACTCTCTTAAACTAAGTATATATTTATAATAAAATATCAATATATACAACATTATGGAAAAAAAAGACATGACACTTACAAGTGTTAAAATACAAAGTGACCTATTTGAGGATTTTAGAGTAGAATGCGTTAAACGTAAATTCTCATTCCAAAAACTAGCTGACCGAGCAATTCATTTATATTTAACAAATGAAGACTTTCGTAAAATGATTCACGGTCACACAGCCTTAAATTTGGAGAAGTAAAAAATTATTATTATAATAAATTAAAACAGTTATATGAATTCAAGTTTCGCTTATTTACCTCCTGAGAAGAGGAAGAAAATTCTCCTAATATGTGATGATATTAGAGTCCATTCAGGAATTGCTACTGTCGCTCGAGAAGTAGTTTTACACACAGCACAACATTTTAATTGGGTAAACATTGGAGGAGCTATTCAACATCCAGATGCTGGTAAACGTTTTGATTTATCTCAAGACACAAATGTAAATTCAGGTTTAAATGACTCATCAGTTATTTTATACCCAGTAAATGGATATGGAGATCCAACATTATTAAGATCTTTAATTCAAATTGAAAAACCAGATGCTATTTTTATTATCACTGACCCAAGATATTTTATTTGGTTATTCCAAATGGAAAATGAGTTACGTAAAAAATTACCTATTATTTATTTAAATATTTGGGATGATTATCCAGCGCCACATTATAATAAAGCATTTTATGAGGCTTGTGATGCATTATTAGGTATTTCAAAACAAACAGTAAATATTAATAAATTAGTATTAGGTGATAAAGCAAAAAATAAAATTATTAAATATGTTCCTCATGGTTTAAATCATGAATTAATGTTTCCTATAGATAAAGATCATGCTCAATATAATGACATGATACAATTTAAGAAAAATATCTTCGGAGATAAAGATTATGAATTTGTAGTTTTCTTTAACTCTAGAAATATTCGTAGAAAACAAATTCCTGATACAATGTTAGCCTATAAGTATTTTATAGACCAACTACCAGAAGAAAAAGCTAAAAAATGTGCTTTCCTATTACATACTCAAATTGTAGATGATAATGGAACTGATTTAGAAGCAGTTAGAGAATTATTACTAAATGAAGATAAATATAATATTATATTTTCTCAAAATCGTTTAGGTACTCAACAAATGAATTGGTTATATAATTTAACTGATGTCCAAATTCAATTAACATCAAATGAAGGTTGGGGATTAAGTTTAACTGAAGCTTTATTAGTAGGAAATCCTATTATTGCTAACGTAACAGGTGGAATGCAAGACCAAATGCGTTTTGTTAAAGATGGTAAATGGATGGAATTAGACGCTGATTTTCCTTCAAACCATAATGGTACAATTAAAGAATGTGGTGAGTGGGCATTTCCCGTATTTCCAACAAACAGATCATTAGTAGGGTCACCTTTAACTCCTTATATTTGGGATGATAGGTGTACATCAGAAGATGCTGCAGAACAATTAATGAAAGTATATTCATTAGGAAGAGAAGAAAGAAAAGCTAAAGGTGCTAAAGGTAGAGAATGGGCATTAGGTGATGAAGCAGGATTTACATCTGAAAAAATGGGTGTAAATATTATTGAGACACTAGATGAATTATTTGCAACTTGGAAACCAAGAGAAAAATATGAATTCATTAATTTGAATAAAGTAAAAGACAGAGTTATAAACCACAAATTATTATATTAATTGTTATGAGTAAACCATTATTTATTATATCATCACCTTTTGATACATTTTCAGGTTACGGAGCTAGAGCCCGTGATTTAATTAAAGCAATTATTGAATTAGATAGATATGAAGTAAAATTAATTCCTCAACGTTGGGGAGAAACACCTTGGGGATTTATGGATGAAAATCCTGAATGGGCATTTTTAAAAGGATACACATTAACTACTCCTCAATTACCTAAACAACCTGAAATTTGGATGCAAATTACAGTTCCAAATGAATTCCAACCAATAGGAAAATATAATATTGGAGTAACAGCAGGAATTGAAACAACAGCATGTTCTCATGAATTTTTAGAAGGTGTAAATAGAATGGATTTAACTTTAGTTTCATCTAATCATACTAAAAAAGTATTTCAAGATACTAAATTTGAAAAAATTAATTCACAAACACAACAAAAAGAAGGAATAATTGAGTTAACTAAACCGGTTGAAGTATTATTTGAAGGTGCCAACACTGATATCTATAAAGTATTAGATAAAGTAGATACTAAACAATCATTTTTAAAAGATATAAATGACATACCAGAATCATTTGCTTACTTATTTGTAGGTCATTGGATGCAAGGAGATTTAGGTGAAGATAGAAAAAACGTAAGTTTATTAATCAAAGCATTTTATGAAATATTTAAAAATAAAACTAAAGCTCCAGCGTTAATTTTAAAAACATCTATGGTAGGTTCATCATATGTTGATAGAGAAGAATTAGCTAAACGAGTAAAAATGATTCGCAAAACGGTTAAAGCAAATACTTTACCTAATGTTTATTTACTACATGGTGAATTTACAGATGAAGAAATGAATGAACTTTATAATCATCCAAAAGTAAAAGCGATGGTTAATTTAACTAAAGGTGAAGGATTTGGAAGACCATTACTAGAGTTTAGTTTAGTTAAAAAACCTATTATTACTACTAATTGGAGTGGTCAAACAGATTTCTTAAGTGATGAATTTACTATTTTATTGCCAGGTCAATTAACACCAGTTCATCCAAGTGCTCAAAATACAATGTTATTAAAAGATACTTTATGGTTTTCAGTAGATCAAGGACAAATAGGTCATTATATGAAAGATGTATTTGAAAATTATAAAAAATATACTGATAACGCTAATCGTCAAGCGTATAAATCTAAAACTGAATTTAGTTGGAATAAAATGAAGGATAAAGTAGATGAATTATTTACTAAAAATATTCCTGAATTCCCTAAAGAAGTAGCATTAAAATTACCTCAACTTAAAAAAATAACAAATGGATAATTTAACAATATGTAAACGTTGCGGAAGTGATGCTTGTTATACTCAAGAAGTAACTCCTGAAATAACAAACTACTTTTGTTACGGGTGTGGTTTTCAAACTAACACATTAATGAAAGAAGGTGAAGAATTTTTTGAACAACAAAAAGAATTACTTCCTGAATTATATAAAGATCTAATTCATAAAGATGAAGAAGGACAAATGTGGATGCCTAGTATGATTAATATTCCTGATAAAGGAATGGTATTTGCAAATGGTACTAATCCATCTAATTGGAAATGGGCAGCTGTAAAAGCAATACCAGTGACTGAAGAAGAAAAACATAAATATCCTATTAAAGGAAAGAAAGATCAATATTATGAATTCAGAATGGATATGTCAACTATGATGCCATTTGAAGAAAAAGATTTTATGGATGCTTTATCTTATATAGAAGTTTTACCTGAGTAATATGAAAATTAGTTACGCGATAACAGTTAAAGACGAGCTAAGTGAAATACAACGCTTAGTAAGTCTTTTACTAAATAATAAACGTGCTCAAGACGAAATAGTTATTTTATTAGATGAGACAAATGGTTCTAAGCAAGTAGAAGAATATCTTAGATCACACTCAGCTAATAGTGAATTTTTATGGATTGCAAAACCATTCTATAATCATTTTGCTGATTGGAAAAATACTTTAGCTAGTTTATGTGATGGTGACTTTATATTTCAAATTGATGCTGATGAATATCCAAATGAACAACTTATAGCTTCATTACCTGAAATATTAGAATCAAATCCAGATATAGATTTATATTGGATCCCTAGAATTAACACAGTAGAAGGTATCACTCCTGAACATATTCAACAATGGAGATGGATGGTAGATGAAAAAGGATGGGTTAATTTTCCTGATTATCAATCTCGATTATATAGACGAACTCAAAGTATAACTTGGATTAACAAAGTTCATGAACGAATTGATGGGGCTAAAGTATTTACTCATTTACCACCAGAAGAAGATTTTTGTTTATATCATCCTAAAACAATCGAAAGACAAGAAAGACAAAACAGTTATTATAATACATTATGATTTTAAAAGACAATATCAAAGAATTAGTAGGAAACCATGTTGCTCCTTATATCTATAATTCTAAAAATTTTGAACCAGGTAAAACACCCATTTATTATTCTGGTCCATATTGGGATAATAATGAAATAGAAGCCGCTATAAATACATTTTTAAATGGAAAATGGATTACATCAGGTGAAAGTGTATTTAAATTTGAGAGAAAATTCTCAAAGCAATTTAATACAAAATATTCATTTATGGTTAACTCAGGTTCATCAGCTAATTTAGTATTAATAGCTGCTTTAAAGAAACGTTTTAATTGGGCAGATGATGATGAAGTAATTGTTTCACCTGTTGGTTTTGCAACTACAATATCTGTATTACATCAAAATAGATTAAAACCAGTATTCATTGATATTGAGTGGGATACATTAAACTTTGATTTGAATCAAATTGAAGCTAAAATTACACCTCGTACTAAAGCAATTTTTGTTTCTCCTGTATTAGGTAATCCACCTGATTTTGATAAGTTATTAGAAATTTGTAAAAAATATGATTTAAAATTAGTAGGTGATAATTGTGATAGTTTAGGTTCTAAATGGGATGGAAAATATTTAAATGAATATTATGTAGCATTTTCTAACTCATTTTATCCTGCACATCATATTTCAACAGGTGAAGGAGGAATGGTTTGTACTGATGATGAGGAATTAAAAAAACTAATGGTTAGTATTGCTTGGTGGGGTAGAGATTGTTATTGTGTAGGATCAGCTAATTTATTATCATGTGGTACATGTGGTAAACGTTTTGATAATTGGTTAGAGTCATATGATGGAGTAATAGATCATAAATATGTATTTTCTAATATGGGTTATAATTTAAAACCATTAGATTTACAAGGAGCGATTGGTTCAGTTCAATTAGATAAATTTAATGAAATTGAAACTCGTAGAAATATATCTAAAGAAAAATTAGAAAAAATATTTACTGATAATATTCCTAATATTCGAACTCCAAAAATGTTAGATAAAGCAGAAGCATGTTGGTTTGGAACTCCATTTATTTGTGAAGAAGAAGGACTAAAACATAGATTAGTAGAATATTTAGAAGCTAATAAAATCCAAACCCGTAATTATTTTGCTGGAAATATTTTAATGCATCCTGGATACAGTTTCTTAGATGACTATAAAAATTATCCTGAAGCAAATAAAGTACTAGACAAAGTATTTTTTATTGGAGCCGCTCCCCATTATACTCCAGAAGTATTTGATTATATAGAACAAGTAATTAAAAAATTCTAATATGAATATAGTTGTTTTAGGAGACGGATTATTAGGATCTGAATTAGTAAAACAGTCAGGTTGGGATTATATTTCAAGAAAAAAAGATAATTTTGATTTAACTCAACCTGATACTTTTGATAAATATTTTTTTCAAGACTTTCCTGAATTTGGAGCTAGAGTACTTAAATATAATACTATTATTAATTGTATAGCTAACACTAATACTTATTTAGATGATAAACAATCTCATTGGAATGTTAATTATAAAGGAGTAGCTGATTTAGTTGATTATTGTAATAAACATAATATAAAATTAATACATATATCTACAGATCATGTTTATACTAATTCAAAATCAAATGCCTCAGAAGAAGATGTTCCTGTACCTTTAGGTACTTGGTATGGTTATACTAAATTATTAGCTGATGGTTATATTGAACTTAAATCTAAAAATTATTTAATTATTAGAGAATCTCATAAACCATATCCTTTTCCTTATAAACAAGCTTGGACTAATCAATTAACTAATGGTGACTATATTAATGTTATAGCTGATTTAATCATAAAGTTGATTGATACAAAAGCGATAGGAATATTCAATGTAGGAACTGATGTTAAAACTTGGTTTCATTTAACTAAAGATGAGTTTAAAACTGAACCTATAGAAAAACCAATAAGTGTTCCTAGTAATATAACAATGAATTTAAATAAATTAAACCAATGGTTATTGAACAATCAAAAGAAGTAGTTATATCAGCTTATGATAAGGATTATAATTGGATTAACCAATTAGATTCAAATGTTAAAGTTACTGTTTATAAAAAAGGATTTGAACCCTTACCAAATGAAATATTAATTGAACCTAATGTTGGAAGAGATGTTCATACTTTCTTTTATCATTTAGTTAATAATTATAATAATTTATCTGATTATACTTTTTTTGCTCAAGATTATCCTTTTGACCATGTTGAAAACTATATATCTCTTATTAATGGAGATAAACAACTATGGTTTAAACATGCTAAACAAAGTGTAGATGGATGTTGGTTTTTTAATACTCAATATAATATACTTTTATGTGATAAAAAAGGAATACCTAATTCTGAAATTATAAATAATTTATCGTTTAAAGTATGGGCTACAGGTGAATGGGAAGAATTAGACATGGAATCAATATGGAACCAACTATTTACATTAGCTTGTCCTGATTATTTTATGTTTGCTCCAGCAGGTCATTTTTGTATTAGCAAAGAACAAGTACTAAAGAAACCATTAGAATATTATAAACTTATACTTAATATATTAGAAACTAATTCTCAATCACCTTGGATTATAGAACGATTAGAACCTTATATTTTTTTACAAAATGATTTTAAAACAACTTATTAATAAATCTACTTATGGTACTATAGGTTACATTTCATCTCAAGATGATTTATACTTATTAGAACAATATATTCTTAATAATTTATCTATATTAAAAGAATTCAAACAAATTATAATTGCTACTAATTATAATGAATTAAATCTAATTAAAGAAAATACTCAACTATGGAAAAAATATTTTCCTAATTGTATTATTTTAGATTCTGAGATAAATAGAGGAGCTAATTTTGGATATTGTGATTTGGATAATTTAGTTTTTGATTATTGTAAAGAAAATAAAATTGAATGGTTATGCAAATCAGCTAATGACACTATATTAAATGATGATGTATTAAATATTGAAATTGAAGAAGCTGACTTTTATTACTTATGTGGTTTTGGTTACGCTGGATTTTTTCCTCCTTACAACTATACAGCTGAAATAGCTATCCAAGCTATAGATAGTAAAGAATATTTTTACCCTCAGACTAATTTTTATTTTATAAATGTGTCTAAAACTGATTATATAAATGATAAACAATATATTAATGATACTTATAAAATAACATCAACTCCTGGTTATAATGGGAAAGTTTGGGAATATATTGAAAATTGGTCATGTGAAGCTTTTTTAAAGCAATGTGTTGAAAGAAATAATCTTTCTAAATATCATTTGGTTTCCAAAGAT